CATACATTTTGATTCCCGCTATAGCATTCAAAACATTCTCTGGCATATTATATAATAAGATATGGTCATGAGGAGTTCGATAAGTCCCTCCAATTTCATCCGTCATTAACTTTTTAGAAATACCGATAGATCTTTCTACCTTCTTCAACTGTTCCCACCATCTATTAGTATCTTCTATTGTGATATCTCTATCATCAACAGTCAAAACTAATTCACATTGAGGTTTGATAACAGCCCCTACGATATCCTTATATTCTTTTTTTAATCTATCATATCTTGGATTGAATTCTTCAGGAGGAGTTATACCATATATGCGACAATTATAAGGTCTCACTTTATGTATCCTACACATCTTCGTTTTTTTATCGAAAAATACGCATCCCTTAGATGGGATATTATTAACAGCATTTAACATGCATTTCTCAAAAAGATCACACACTTCATCATCTGTCCAATTTTTCGATACGTAATGCCATATAAGTAAAAACTCAGAATATAAAAGTTGTGGGGTTTGAATGAGACAACACCACCCCCCACAACCTCTTTCTTTATTTATATTCTCCATACAACCTTTAGTCTTAGGTATAGAGTTATAGACATTATGTAATCTGGAAAAACACTTTTTAACCTGAGAACTATCTATTCTAATAGCCTTGTAAAAACCGAATACATCCATGAATCACCTATGACCTAGATAAAGCTATCCCATCTCCTACTACCGTTGTTTCTTTTTTAGGAACTGGAATTGGATCGATAGTATCATCATCTTCTTCAGGCTTAACATAACTTAAAGATACTGAAGTCTTGGGTATTTCTTTATGAACAAATGGAACGTTAGAATCTACCAACAATCTATCCAGCTTACCATTTTTCTGCCATGCATCCAGAAGTTTATCAGCAGTCTTCTTAACTATTTTAAATTCAATCATCTCTTGTAGAATGTCGTCTATTTTCTCACCATCTTCTTTAGCAGCTTTTAGCACCTCTACAAATTTCTCCTCATCATCAATAACCCACTTTGCAGCAGGATTCCTTGAGGAGATAGAGCAAGAACCGGGAAATTTAACTGACTTTTCCTTATTAGACTTTAAAGTCTCAACAATCACTTTCTTAAAGAAATTAATCTTATTTTCAAGAATTTTAATTTCATTGTCAATAGTTAATGATCTTTTCTTTTTATAGTCTTTATAAAAAATTATCTTGTCATTAAGCTCCTTAATTGTTAAAGCAGTATCTTCAATGAGATATAGATCATCTAAAGGTACTACCTCTCCAGAAGTGAACATTTCGTGCAACTCTTGTCTCTGAAAAACATTTTCATAATCAGACATTTTTCTACCTCATAAATTAAATTTTAATTTTTCTATAGATCATTCTGAAACAACATTCAAAACGATCCCTGTTTTTTCATCACCATTAAAAGAAACGGTTGTGAATTTGGGACTTAAAAATAAAACTGAACCATCCCTTCTTTCAGCATCTGTTGATGCTATAATAAAAGACTTAATAGCATTGTTTAAGGAAGCAGCACCCACACAACGAAGTTTAACTTTTTCGTGCTTTAAATAAACTTGAGAAATAGCATTTGATAATTTTTTAACATAATCCCTGTCTTTCTCTTTACTTCCCTTACTGCCGCTAACAAGAAGTAAACTTTCATCAATATTACCGTTATTATCTTTAACATCACCTGTCATATTTGTTCTCCTTATTTTAAAAAGTAACTACATAAAATATATCGATTTTTTATTCTAAAAACTTTATTATAATAAACTTTTATAGAACTTCCTTCTTTTATCTGCTAAATTAGGATCTTGCCATATTTTTGATTTGTGACATATATCCCTAAACTCGCAATTCTTGCAAGACCAATTTGTTTTGCTTAATGGTTTCGGAGGTGGTAGTTTTCTATCAGCAGTCATTTGCATCATCGTCTTGGCTTGATAACGAATAATTTCCCACCACTCATCATTACGAGGAACAATATATGACCTAATCTCAGAATTATCTTTATTCTCATAAATTAACATACCATAATCACAATCCAGAATATGACAATAGATAGTCAACTGAACAAGATATTCCTTATGAGGACCTTTAGCTATAAGCTGATTTTTCCATTGTCTCTCTCGAATAGTTTTCATATCTATCACTACTTTTTTACCATTTATAGGCAGAAAATCTCTATTAAAAGTAGATCTTACATTCTTAAATTGCTCCACATCCATATTTGTACAATCTAGAACAATATCAGCGTGTCCCTTTATATTAACGCTCTTATCTAGAACAGTACTTTCAAGATATTCAAAATCTGAACAACCACACACACAACGTTCGGGTCTAAAAACTAGTTCATTATCACCTCCATATATCCTTGTCTCTTTTTTCGCATACAAAAAATCAATAAATGATTTTGTAGGAGATGATATAACAGCCCCTTTAGCATCAAACATTGAACAAAAAGGGTTTTTGCACTTCCATCTTCCTAATAGAATATTCCCCATATCATCGAAATAATGTGACCATCTATTATGCATGTTATGGCCCTTACCCCATATCCTCAGCATCTGACTTTTTACATCTGAATATTCCACGCTAATAAGTCCTAATTGAGCATAATGTTTATATTGCTGAGCTCTCAAACATTTACCCCATTCTGAAGGATGATACATATGATATTTTCTATCACCTTTCTGAGATGCTTGTCTTGATCTAAGATAAGTATCTACTAAATCTAGAATAGATGAAACTTCTTTTGGTACATAATATTCTACTGCCATGACTAAATCCTTCCTTAAAAAATAATTTCTTCTTTTGCACTCATTAATTTTTTCTTCATTTTTCTTCTTCCCATTTTTTTAATAAAATCATCAGGGTCGTATCCTTTGGGTAAAAATACAGGAATAAAAGAAATACCATATCTACCAAGATCATATTCCCTATATAGTTTTAAAGCTCTTTCGATTGCATCTCTACCTGCAGCATCGGGATCAAACATAAGATAAAACTCTGAACAATATCTAACTAATAAAGATATTTGAGAAATAGTTAAGGCACTACCACATACTCCAACAGTTTGTGTAAATCCGTTTTGGTGCATAAACATTACGTCGAATTCGCCCTCTACTATAATAACTTTACGTGTTGCTATAATCTTACTTTTGGCATTGTGTAAACCATAAAGATAACTTCCTTTATCAAAACTCTCATGCCAAAATTTTAAAGAATGACTCTGATCAAGATGCCTAGTCGATAAAGATACAAGTTCACCGTAAGTACCATAAATAGGAGTTATAATTCTCCCGCTAACTTCATGCTCAACTCTTGCCGGACAATAACCAACTTCAAATTTATCTATGATAGTAGTAGAAAATCCTCTATCATTAATAAGATAATTAAAAGCCCTTTTTCCTTCCAGACTTCTTAGACTTTCTTTTGCTAACTGAACTATCTTTTTCCGTTCCGTCTCTGGGAACCGTTGTCTCCACTGCATCAACTTCTCTATCTTTCTGACTTTCATATAGACTGATTTCAGGAGGTAAAATAACTCCATTTGTATCTGATATCTTATGGATATCTACAATCAGGTCATCTAACAAATTTTCTTCTTTTATCTGATCAATAAAATTCTTACGACCTTCCACTTTAAAACTATTCCAGTTAAACATCCCCTTTCGTACTGAAATCAATTTAATCTGCCGACCTGTATCAAAAACTATATCCTCTATCTGTGGGAAATAAGATTCGAAATAAATTGGTATTTCAAGAGAACCAATAAAAGGTTTGGCAAATCTATTTTTAACAAGTCTGACAATAGAGTGCCTACCAATAAGCATATCTTCTCCAGTTTCTGGATCAGGGATATAGATATTAGCTTCTTTAGTATTTTTCTTAGACATTTTTAATCTTAAAGAAGCATTATGTCTAAGAGAATGACCACCAGGACTTGTCTCTGGATTACCATATCGAACATTTATTTTCTCTCTCAGTTGGTTAATAAAAACCAATAAAGTACCATTTTTTTCCGCATAAGATGTTAATTTACCTAAATTACTACTTAACAAACGAGGAAGCAAACCCATAAATTGTTGTTCTGATGCCGCTTCAAACAAAGATTTAGGAACAAGGTTAGCAACTGAATCAAGAACTATAACTTTGACATTCAATTTTTCCATCATAATTATCATGCCATCTATAACATCTTCAGCATAATAATTATCATCTGGATTCTCATGATTTACCATATTAGAATAAATTAAACTATCTTGGTCACAACCATTAATACATGCTAAATTACTTTGAAAGGAGTGTTCTGTGTCAATCCACGCAACTTCTAAACCCATCTTTTGAGCATAGCCAGATATTCGATAAGCCAACGAAGATTTACCACCACCTTCCTCGCCAAATATCTCAACTATTTTACCTAAAGGAATACCTAAGGTCTTACTTGGATCATAATTCACTATTTTATTCAAATCCACCTTTGTAGGATCCATACCAAATTGAATTGCAAAATCCAATTTAAAATGTCCAGTAGGAACATTACCAGGACTAACAACTCTAGCACCTTTTTGACAAAATCCTTTTAGATGTTTAAATATAGCATCACTATCTTTCTTAATCATTTATCTCTTCCTCACTCCCAATTAGCATCAAAATCGTCATTATCATCAGATACTTTAACAGACTCAACATCCTCAGAATCTACAGTCGTAGTCTTATCAAAGCCACTATCTTCAATAGAACTTGATTGTACAGATGTCTCAGTCTTCTTTTTAAAGTCTCCAAAAAGTTTTTCTTCAATAACTTCAGGAGTATCTATCTTATAAAGTCTCCTAAGCACCTTTTGATCTCCACCCAAAGCTACCTTAACAGCCTTTTTTTCAGAGTCAGTAAGAGGAGTTGTATCAATAAAGGTAGAATCATAAACTGTGTTAATATTCTTACCAGTCACTTTAATCTGCCAGTCACTACCATTTTTTGCACTACCAGGATTCCTACCAGTAACTTCCTCACTATTACCAAGAGGTCTAAAAACAGATTGTGGAGCTTCCAATATTTTTACCTTATCATCTCCTCTGTCAATAACAATAGCAGCATATCTTAATGATGGTTTTTTCAAGTCAGAATGTCTTTCCTTTACTGGACAAGTATCAGGATCTTCACAAATAGCAGTACGCAATCTACCATCTTTCTTATGAAAATATTTGAAGAACTTTACCGGATAAAGAATAGGTCTAATCCTATAAGTTTCATCTGACTTAAGTTTCAAATAATCCAACTTATTATCTGAATTGCTCTTTGCTCCCTTTGAAACCGAACTCCATGCAACATAGTCATTCATCTTTGT